AAGGCGGCTCGGCGTTCGCTGATGCCGTAATCCTTGCGCAGTTCGCGGGTCAGTTGCGCCATGTCGTAGCCTGCATTCACGCTGCGCCATACGCTTTCTTCCACCCGGTTCAAGTATTGCTGGCCGATGGAGCGGATAAGCGAGACGTTGCCGCCCAATACGGCCTGCAAGGCGGTTTGCTGCTGCGCTGTGGCACGAAAACGGACGGTAAAGCCTGCCTCCCGCAAGGCCGTCTGAAAGGCTCTCTCTGTGTGGCTTGCACTTTGATTGGCGAATATCTCGGCAATTTGCGGGGCGAGTTTGTCCAGTCGTGCCAGCCAATAACGCAACAGGGCGGACAAAGCAGCCTGCAAGCCGTCCGTCAGGCTGTCTTGGGCAATGCCTTTCGGGTAGTGCCGTTCAAGCAAGCTCTGCACGTCGGCGCGCATTTCACGCAACAGCTTTTTCAGGCTTTTGCGGTAGGCGGCCTCTACGCCCAGGTTGGGCTGTATCGGCTTGAGGATGATGTCTTTATCGGACGGGGCGGATAACTTCATGGCTTGCTTTCGACGGATAGCTGGCATACAATGGAATCAAGCGGTATTTGTACAGGCAAAGAGGTGGCGTAATATGAACGCGCCAAGGTGCTGGCCTGAAGAAAATGCCGCTCCCCAAGGCAACGGCGGTTCAATAACCCAGTCTTAGCAACTGGCGATATACCGTAGATTAAACGTTGCCTTTTTCATTTGTCTACCCAAAACCCGTGGTCGTAATAACGTCTGCCGTCTGTTTGGTGTTTCACAGTAATCAGCATCCGCCTTACTTCCCCTTCAATCGCCACGTCTGCCGAATATTTCTCAACTTCAAGAACATTGCTGTCTGCAATCTTTGGCTTCTCTGCGTGAAGAAAATGCGCAGCCTGCAACATATCCGGAATAATCGGGATGGTTTTAATCAACCCGTCATTTCCGTGTGCGATGGTGTGTTTTACTCCGCTCATAGAAACCATGATTTCATGCCCAGTTTCTCGGTTTTTAAAAGTCTTCCCGACAAACTGTCGTGCGAACGCCCGGGCTTTCTCGCGCAGCTCCTTCATGCTTGACCACAAGCCCAGTTCGTTACCCTTAATTTCGGGTATATCTGCTTGTGGTTGGCCGTCTTGTTTTTCAGGCTGCCCGTTTCCTCCCCCAAACTGCCCATTCTCCGCACGCGGATGCTTGCTTTCGTCCCATTCGGCATCTTGGGCAGGTTCAGGCTTTGGGTCGTCAGGGTCTCCGCCTTCTTCCCCTTCGCCGTCATTCAGGCCGTCTGAAAAGCCGTCATCGGGCATTTCAGGCACATCTTCCACGTCGATGCCGTTGTAACCGCTGTCCGGCTCGCTTGCCAGCCGACCGCGCACTTCCTCTGCCGATACCACGCCGGCCTGAATGTAGGCCACGTCGCGGTCGGTGTCGGATTTGCGGATGGTGGAAAGCTCGGTTTCGCTCATCTGCTGCAATGGCACGAAGTCGAACGTGATGTTGTCGTTTACTTTCCCGAACAGGTGCAGTTGCACCAGTTTGAGCAGCTTATCCAGCGGGTCGCGCAGCAGGTTTTCCTGCATGGCGCGGATGTGGTCGTAGTAAACGGCAATCTCGCCCTCCGTGCTGGCATTCAGGCCGCTGGGCGTAATACCGAGTAGCTTCACCAGCGGCGTATGGCTGGGTGCGGCCATCTGCTCTTGCGATTGGGCAAGCAGCGCATCCAAGCCGGACAGCGGGGTGTTGAACTGGAAGAACTCTTCATCGTCTTTGCTCAACAGCATTAAGCCGCGAATATCGCGCAAACGGTTGTACAGTTCGGCACGCAGCATGATGTTGATGTCTCCGTCATCGCTGCCACTCAATATCGCACTCATGTCGGTTTTGATGCCGGACAAAGAGAAGCTGTGCAGCAGGTCGCTGACGGAATCCACGGTACGCAGCCAACGTTCCACATAGGGCATCATGAGCTGCGTCATACTCACGCCGCCGAAGTTGTAGGCGGGTTTAAGCATATCCGGCACGGGGCGGGAAATCAGGGTAAACAGTCGGCTGGCATGGATTTCCTGTGCCATCACATACCATGCCTTCGGCTTGTAGAAGTCGGGCAATGTCGGATCGATGGCGTTGTATGGCGCGGGGGTCGTCCACATCGGCTCAATATTCACCAAGGCTTTCAGACTGCCCTTGGCAATGGTTTTCTCGGTCAGCAGCAGCGGATTGGCGAGCTTGCCGTCGTGGTCTTTGATTTGCACCAGTATCTGGCCGCGTCCGAATAAGCCGTCTGTTTCGATGGCCTTGCGGAACACATCACGTACGTTCAGCCGCTCGTAGCATTCCTCAATCTGTTTGATGAGGTCGCTGCTGTCTTCTTCGCCCACGGATTTGATTTCTATCCATTGGCGGGTCATTTCGCTGGCGGTGGTTTCGCTCACGCTGCGGTATTCGGAAATCTGTGCCAACTCGGCCAAGCGCGGATAACCGATAAAGCCGGTGCCGAAAAAGCAATCAGCCCCAAAGTTTCCTAAGGGGCTGCTGTCCATGGCTATACCGTTTGGCTTCACGCCGTCCGGCAGGGCTGGGAAATCCAAGCTGTATGATGCAGGCTGCTTTTCAGGTAGCCTTTGCAACGCGCGGCGCATGGCCTTGACGTTCAGCTTGTTCTTTTTCTTACTCATAGTCCGCTCAATATCTTGGGGTTGATGTTCAATCCGCCCTGCACAGGGGCAAAGGCCATGACCAGCGCATCCGCCCGGTTCGGGCTGGGGATGCCGCGCTTTTTCATGTCTTTCTTGCTCTCCACCTTCACGCGCCCGTTTTGGTCGTAATCCACCTGCGGGCGGCTCAGTTCGGCAGTCAGGTATTCCAACTCGTGCAGGCTGCTTGAAAGGCTGATAAGCTGGTCTTCGGGGTAGTTGTCCCCGTGATGGACGGCGCGCCATGTCTTGTAGAAGCGGTCGCGCACCATCCACCACGCCTGCGCCTTGATGTTGGCGAACATGTCGCGGTTTTTCTTGTCGTCGGTGTATTTGGCATCAGGTTTGTACACCGCACCGCCGGCATTGAAGCCAAGCGTCTGCACCTTGCCGCTCTTGCGTCGGAACTGTGCCTTCACACCAGCACCCACGCCGATGTTGTCGTACACGATGCGGTCAATATCCTGCTCTTGGGCGTATAGGTAAACCTTGTCGGCGGAATAAATCACGTCTTGGCCGCGCCATTGCTGCATATCGGTTACGACCGAGCCATGCCGCAATACGGTGGCGTTGGCATCATCACCTTCATCGGCCACGTCAAAACCAAGGATGCGCCGGCCTGCGGCTGAGAAGCCCAGTTTTTCATGCGCATCAATGGCAGCTTCAATCCAGCTTGGCTTGATAATTGCCAGCTCACTATCAGCAACCGGCTCACCCAGCCAAATATGACGGTAAAGGTCTTCGTCCCGCTCTTTGCATTCAAGCATGTCAGCCAGTAGCGGCGTATCGGCAAAATGCGGATTGATGTCGTAGTTAGCCTTTAAGACGATGCTGTCTTTGGGCGGGTGGACGATGAACCGCTGATAGGTATCGTCCAAAATATTTTTCGGGTTGAAGCTCACCCATATTTCCGCGTTTTTGTCGCCACGGATGGACGGTATCAATACATCCCATGAATTCTTCGTTACCGCTTCGGCTTCTTCTACCCAACACACGCCGACACCCTGAATCGATTTGATTTTGGTAACGTTGTTCTTGATGCCGTAAAACACAAACTTCGCGCCCGTGCCTTTATGGGTGATGGTGGATTTCAGAATGTCGAACTCATCCGTGTAGCCCAAGCGTTCGATGGTCTCAATCAATAGCTGATAAACCGAATCATCCAGCGAGCCTTGAAACTCACGGGCGCACAGAATAACCGTGCCGATGCGGCGCGATACCTCAACCGCCAATTCCGCCAAGAAATACGATTTCCCGCTACCGCGCCCGCCATATAGCACCTTGTAACGCGCCTTGCTGATAAGCGGCTTGAAATACGGATTGGCCATAGGGTTACTTGAAAATATCTTCCAGCGAGCGGGTCTCTACCTTCACGCGCATATCGGCATCCAGTTCCAGTTTCTCGCCGTACTTCTTCGGCGCGAGCTTGGACGCCTTCCACTTGCGGGCGTCGATTTGTAACTTGGCTTTCGCCACTTCACCCGTTTCAGGGGCGACAGAATCGGCAATATCGATAATCTCGTCGGCAAAACCGTCCGCCTGTTCCTCGCGCGCACGCGCGTATTGCTCCTGAAAATCTTGGTGTTCCGCCAACCAGCGGTGTACTGTGCCGCCCGCAGGCATATCGGCAGATGCGCAAATCGCCCGCAAGCTCATGCCACGGGCGATCAATTCGCAGATTTTATCTGCCGTTTCTTGGTTATATGTTGTCGGACGCCCGATGGGGCGTTTCTTATCGCTCATATCGAACCTCCAAAAAAATCCCCGCACCAATCAGGCGCGGGGCTAGAACCAAGACATTAGGAAACTGAGGCGCGACCCTCTGGCGATTGGGAGCGTCCGCAATCCTCTCCCCACAGCGTGAAACCACGCCCCGATAGCCTTTGCCGAACACCTTCAAACGGCAAACGCCCACAGAAACCTGAAACCGGCCGGAGAACCCTCCAACCCAAAATTTCAGGTTATTCAGGCCGTCTGAAAATTCAAACGCCGCCACCTGTACAGGCAGAAGCTCAAATTCTGACGGCCTGAAAACGCAAAAACCGCCCAACAAAGGCGGTTTATATAGCTATTTCCAAACTATAGCATAATTGTACCTAAAATCTCCGCTTTGTCAATAATGCGGCATGATTCAAACTCATCCTGTAATTTTAATATAGCCGTTGTCTCTAATGCTGCTACCACCCTCTTTATTTTTTCACGCTGCCGGTACAAATAACCATTTGATATATCATGTTTATCCATAATGACGGTTTTTTTAGGAAGCCCCGTAAACAAGTTGGATAATATGTTGTCGCACAACAGCAAATTAATCCCTATATTTTGCTCTTCAATATACGCCGTGATATCCACAATACCACTTAGGTTTTCGCTATATGTACATTCAATCACAGCCAACTCGTAACGGTTTAACACGCGCTCTATACGGCTGATAATCATCGCGGCATTGGCGTGGGTTTCGGCTTGCGTCAATTCTCCACCGCCACCCATCACACCCTTACTTTCACACCACGCACACACCTTGGCCGTATTATTCAGCGGCTCCATGCGTACACTATGGATTTTGTAAACTTCACGTAATACTTGTTCAACATTCCTATACATTCACAGCCCCGCTCATGTTTTAACCAACCCTTTTTCATGCAACAAAACCAAAGTCCTCATCACACCCTCGGCAAAGGCCGTCTGAATTTCCCCTTCCGTACAATCCGCCTTCAGCCGTCCGTCGGCCAAATCGTGACAGCGCGAACAGGCATACGCGCCCATAAAGTCGGGCGGCTTGATGCCCGTACCGCAATAGCCTGCCAAGCGGTAATGCGCGAAAACCGTCGTTTCCGGGTCATGATTGCAAATGCCCGGAAACCGTATCTGACAACGCTCGCCGCGTGCCGACTGCGTAATCTTGCTCATCCGCCCATCTCCATCATCTCCATAGCCGCCCGTTCGGCGGCCTCCTCCGACTCAAACTTCGACGACAACATCATGTTCCAAGCAACCTGAAAGCAGTCCCGGTAAAACCGGTTGAACTCCTCCTGGCCCATACTGTGGAAGCTGATGCTTTTCGCCTCCTTGCGGTAGCCGTCCGGCGTCTCGTAAACATCGAAATACCCCGCCTCAATCGTCAGCCACTTGCGGAAAGCCTCCATGCTTTGCAGCACTGCGCCGATTCTCTCGCCCCGCTTTGCCGCCACCATCCGTACAAACTCATCGGCAAACTCCAAAAACAGCCCGCCGCTCGAATGCATGACCTCAAGCCGCCGCGCGAAACCGCTGATCAGCTTCTGCTCCCCGTCCGTCACCAGCCCGCCCGACGGCACCCAGTATTCATACGCCAAAGGCAGTAACCCGCCGAAAAACAGCTTATGGTGCTGATAACTGCGGTTACCCATCTGCTTGATTTCCACCTTCAACTGCCGACCGGCGGCGTAATCCCGCAACAGTTCCGCATCGTAGGCCGTCGCCGGTGCAAGCGTTCCCGCCGGCGTTTTCACCACCGCAACATTGACCGCCATTTCAAATCCTTTCCCGTTCTAATTAGACTGCCGTCCGTTCTAATTAGAATTTCAGACGGCCTGATGCGTTCCGCCGCGCTCATACTTCGGATTCCAAAACCAGCGGCAACTGCAACAGACTTTCACGCCGCGCAATCATCGCATCCAGCCGCGTTTTCTCACGCGCCCAATGCGCCAGTCCCCGCCCGCAGTCCGACGCTTCGGCAAACTTGGCATCCCGCAAGGCCATCAGTTCGCAATATTCGCGGTAGTTGGCAATCTGCTCGCGCATTTCCTTAAACGCTTCGATAAACGCCAGCTTGACCTTGACCGCCTCGCTGCCGGTGAAGCCCATAATCAGCAGCATCGCACCGCTTTCAGTAATCCGATAATATTTCAAAGGCTTATTATTAGCCGCCTGATTAACTTCATAACACAAGCCAAAATTGGCTTTTGCGAAATCTGCGGGGCAATCAAGGTTTTCAATTGCCCTGATGACCTTCCCGTGGTCTTTCCCAAACGCCTTAGCCACCCTGCGGCTGTCGGTTTCCGCCTCGTTACCGCTTTTGAATACCAATTCGAACATCATTTCCTCCTGTTTCTTTCAGACGGCCTGCCCGCCCTTACCATTCGTGCTTCCCGCTCGCCAAAGCCTCGGTCTTCATCTCCGAAAAAGTCTTCTGCCTCGCCACATAAACCAGCACATGCGGTTCCTCATCCTCACCCGCATACCGCTTGCGCCCCGAAACCGAAACAATGCGGCAGTCGTCGTGATACGCAATACCGTTCAACGCATCCAAAACCAGCTTTTCCACGTTGTCTATATCCGGCTTGGAAACAGGGTACAGGTCGCCCGCATAGGCCGCCTCCCTGTCCGCCTTCTTCCAGCTTTTCGGCACGGGGAAATACGCCGTAACCGAAACCTCCAACGGCACTTCCTTATCGGGCTTCAGCCATTGCAGCACGGCGGCTGCCTTCATCGCGGCCTCCCTGACGGCCTTCTCGTATTCCCGTGTCGCCTTCGGCGTATAAGCCCTGCCCGACTTGTTAAATCTAGGCCTGCCTTTTCCCTTGGGCATACCGTTGATGCGGCACAAAAAATATTCAGCCATTCCGCCTCCTCCCAACCTCTTCCGCCGCAATCACAACCAACCCCGACACCAGCCCAGCAACCGCCGCGCCCGTCAGCCAAATCAAACCCGCTATTCCCGTCATTTTTTCCTCTCAAACCATTCAATCCGTTTTGCCACCACCCCTTCGGAGGCCGTCTGAAACTTCCCACTCTCGCATACCGTGCGCCTGTTCAGGTATCGCCATTTATCCACCGTCGGGCAGGTCAGATGGCCTTTAAACCCCTTGGCCGCCGCATCGCGGAAATCCGCATGGGCGCAGTTCAGGCAGGTTTCAGTATTCATAATCCGCAAACCTCTGATGATGACCTTCCCATTTCAAATCCAGCACGCCGCGCTCGCCATCCCTGTTCTTCGCAATAATCAATTCCGCCGTCTCCTGCGGCGCGTCCGAATCGTAGTAGCCCTCACGGTACGGCATCAGAACAAGGTTCGCGTTCTGTTCGATGCCGCCGCTGCCGCGCAAATCGGCCAGGCTCGGACGTTTGTCTGCCTGCTTTTCCGTCGCACGATTCAACTGCGCGACCAGCACGACGTGAATCTGAAGTTCCATCGCCAGCCGCTTCAACCGTGCCGTAATATCGTCAAGCTCGGCCACCTCGTTTACACCCTTGCGCGGCATCAGGTGCAGGTGGTCTACGAACAGCACGTCCAGCCCCGATTTACGTTTCTCCACGCGGCAACGTGCCGCCAGCGTATCAATGCCCGCCATCTCCGTATCGATGGCGAATTTCCAGTTTTGCGATTTGCTCAGGTACAGCGTAAAGTTGTCCCGCTCCATCTGCGTCATGCGGAATTTTTTCAGACGGCCGTAGTCAATCCCGTATTCCGCCGCCGCACCGCGTTGCACCAACTCCACCGCCGACATTTCGTAGCTTTGGAAGCGCACGGACAGCCCGCTTTTTGCAAAATGCCGCGCAATGTTTTCCGCCAGCACGGACTTACCCATTCCCGGACGCGCCCCAATAACCGTCAGATTGCCGCGCTGAAGCCCGCCCGTTGCCTCGTCCAGCCCGTTCAGGCCGGTAGGGAATCCCAACATGCCGTCTGATTCGTTGATGCGGTCAAAGTGCTTCAACGTTGCCCGAAGCGCGTCCGTGTAACTCATTTCCTCGCTTCTGCCCGCCGCCGCCGTACTGATTTTGTCCAGCAGGGCAACCGCCTCCGCCTGCCTGTCGGCTATACTTCTGCCTTCGCGTTCTGTTGCCAGCCTCTCGATTTCCTCCGCCGCGAAGCGCAGTTCCCGTTCCGCCGCAAAGTCCGACACCAGCTTTGCATAACGCCCCACATTCGCCGCAGACGGCGTGTTTTGGCACAGGCCGATCAAGTAGGCCATCCCGCCCGTCTGTTCGTTCAGGCCGCGTTTCTCAAGCTCCGCATCCAGTGTTACCACGTCCACCGGCAAACCGTCCGCCGCCATCTGCATGGCCGTCTGAAAAATCAGGCGGTTCGGTAGGAAGAAAAACGCCTCGGCGGACAGGTCGGACAGCATGTCTGCCGCCGTGTTGTCAATCAGGATTGCGCCGATAACCGACTGTTCGGCCTCGCTGCTGGCCAAGATTTCCAAGTTTTCCGCAGTCATACCATCCTCCCCAGCGGACGCAGTACGCCGCGTCTCGGATTAGGCTGCCCATCCCCCGCACCATTGCCGCCCTGTTGCGGCTGGTTCAGTCTGCGGTGTGAAGGGTCTTTGGGCTTGGACGCAAACGCCCCCTGTGCCTTTTGGCGCGCCAGCAGTTGGAAAAACTTGTGTTCCCACATCGCCTGCGTCAAAACCTTGCCTGCCGCCTGCCAGTAGCTCGAAAATTCGGCCAACGCATCCGCCACGCGGCTGTCGGCAAGGCACGGGATTTGCGAACGGCGCAGTTTCTCGTCAAACGCGGTTTCGTCTGCAGGCTTCCAACCGTCCGTCATCGGAAACTCAGCCAAGCCTGCCAAACCGTCAGGCGAAGCAAAGCCGCTGCCGTCGGCAAACCCCAAACCATCTTTTCCAACCTCTGAAATCTCTACTACATCTTGTTTTTTGTTTTCTTGTTTTCTGTGGGGTACATTTTTTGTAGGGGGTGTGGGTACATTTTTTGTAGGTACTGCACCCTCATTTTTTGTAGTAGGTGCATTTTTTGCAGGGGGTACAAAATTTGTAGGTACTCCCCCATCATTTTTTGCAGGGGGTTTGGCTAAAAAATAAACACTCGGCCTACCCTTAAAATCCATCTTGCCAACCACCCCGACAGCCAATAATTCGTCCAAGGCCGCCCTGACCGTGCGTTCGTCTTTCAACTTCTTGCCGTCAATAAACTGACTGATGGCAATGGCATCCGATTCTTTTCCCCATCCTCGCGTCTTACGCACGATAATCAGGTAGCACTTGACCGCATTGCCGCTCAATTCGCCCATCATCTCGTCAACAAACGCATTACTTATCTGAAAACTGTTCGGAATAAATCTTTCAATCGTCATTTCCAACCCCTTTCACAACCTCGGCCCACCGCTCCAAAGCCTCACGCGCCTTGGCAACGTCTTCCGCCCGCATATAGGCGGACACCAGCAGGTATGCTTCCCGTATCTTTTCGTCGCGGCTCATACTTCCACCCCGTTTTCAACAATCGAGTAATGCGTAACCGGCTGCCTGCAACCGTCCACCTTCCTACGCGGCTTGGCAAACACAAAGCCCGCGCTTTCCAAGTCCGTGATTCGCGCCGCAAGCTGCGTTACATTCAGTCTCTGATAAGCCTCAAGAGACGTGATACAGCCCTTTTCGCGGATATACGCCACAATCCGCTTGCATTGCGTCAATTTATCGCTCATAATCAAACCTCACTTCTAATCAAATTCCCCTACCCCGCGCCCAAACGCGGGGCTTTTTTTGGCCGGCGCATTCACGCCCCGTCCCGCTTGGCAAAGCGCACCAAATCCAAAAAATCGGCGCACAACTCAAGCGTATGCCCCAACTCGTCCGTGAATCCGTAGCGTTTGAAATGGGCTATAATTTCCGCCTCATCCATCTGCCCGAAAGGCACGGCAAATGCACCATCATCCCGTTCGCTCATCCAATCTTTCCTCCGTCGCCTGCCATTGAAAAACCCGTCTGCGGCCAAATATCCGCCGTGCTGCAATTTCGCAGTTTCACAAGGAGGTTTCCATGGCAAAAAACGAAAAATCATCAAGTAAAACGGCTTCTCTGGCAGGCAGAGTCTTAAGCCAGAAAAGCGCGACCAAAGCCGCTAAGAGCCTTGCCGGTTCCGTTCTGACTCAGGCACCGGACAAGAAAAAATCGAAATAATCTGCCGCTTCGGCAGCGTGATTGCACCGGCGGCCTGCTGCGTTTCGCGGTTCAGGCCGCCGACATGCGGCACAATCGTCAGCGTCGTTTCCGTTTCCGCCGCGACAAAGCCGACCGACTGCACAAGGCTGGTTTCCCGCTCCACCTCGTCCAGCATCTGCCAGCCTTCGGGACAACCGAAAGCGTCCTCCCACTTCACCAGCACAATCTCCATCTCAATCCTCCTTCAACTCAGGCCAAATCAAATGCCAGTCGTCCGGGCGCAGGTCTTTAAGTGTAACTTCCCCGTTTGTAGCTTCGACAATTCGGCGGCACTTGTACGGAGGCACAGTCTTCTTTCCGTGTCTCATACTGGATAAATTCGATAATTTTTCATTGATTGCAGCAGCAAGGCGCGTCATCTCGCCCCGAGGCTTGCTGTTTAGATAAGAGTTCAGATTCATACAAACGCTTAATTATCTGTTAGATAATTGCATTGTATCTATTATGTTATCTTTTGGCAACTTTGTGAACAGAGAATTTTTGGCTATATTGTTATCTCGTCGATAACAATAGGAGTTGAAACATGAATTTTCTTGCAGAAATCCGTTTGCAGAATATGAAAAATTTAGTAGAGGAAGCCGGAAGCGTTGCCGAATTGGCAAAACGTGCGGGATATGCCCAACCTAGCTATCTGTATCAAATCATCAATCAGACAGCGATACAAAACGGGAAGCCGAAAAACATAGGCGAGGCAATGGCGAGAAAATTAGAGTCAGCCATGAACAAGGCGGAGGGCTGGTTGGATATGAATCACGGAGAAACCCTGCCGCTCCCTCCCGAAGACACCGAAACCATCCGCATAGACCATCTCGACATGGCGGGCGCGTGCGGCGGCGGCATCGAAGCCGACGACTGGCCGTCCCCCATCAGCAGCGTGGAATTTCCCCTCGACGCCGTGCGCCG